AGAGAGAAAAGAACTTATCGCTGCACTGTTAGCAAAATCCCTACCTGAATATGCTATGAGCCTTGAAAAGCTAAAAACCACACCAAAAGACAAACTCAAACAGATGAAAATTGAAAACGACCTCGCCATTGCCAACGAAAAAATGTTCAGACAACATGAAGAAAACGGAATAACCGTAACATGAAAATATCAGACCAGGAAGTTCTTTTAGATATTGACAATATATTTAAACAGGAACTTGATTCAGCTCAGATTGTCAGAGAAAAAACATGGTTTCGTAACATTCTATTCTATATAGGTGAACAATGGTTATCGTGGCTTGATGAAAGTAACACGTTTGGAAGTCGTTTTGCATTAAATCCAAACGAACCAATGCCGGTATCGAATGTTATACGAGATCATGTTCGTTCAATGAAGGCATTGATTTTAAACAAAAAATACACAGCAAGAATCTGGCCTAACAGCGAGGAACAGCAAGATAAAGACGCAGCCGAACTTGGAGCAATGGTCTTAAAAGATTTAGACATGAAAGGCTGTAATGAGTCTGAAGACATTAAAGAGTTATGCGCTCTATGGGTAGGTCTTACAGGAAATGCTTTTGCAAGAACATATATCAGTTTTGATAACGGAACTTACATACAAGACCAGGGTGGTAAGATTGTTCAGCGTGGTGACGTAGTTTTAGAAAGCATTATTCCGTTTAACGTAACAGTTCCAATGATAGGCACGACATTACGAGACAAAAGTTATGTTGGAATTAAAAGTTTAAAAGAAAAAGAATGGGTTGAGGACACTTTTAAAATTAAAGTTCAAAGTGATGGAGCGCAACTTGTTGAATACGAAAAACAATTAATGACACTTGTATCAAATGTGAGTCCTTGGAAGGGACGGGGTCTTGAATCCGGCTTTGATATGGACTCTTCAAAATATACCTTGTTCAAAGAAGTGGAGTACCGGCCAACCAAGAAATATCCAAAAGGTCGCTATGTTTGTTCGGCTGGTGAAGTTATTGTAAAAAACGAACAAGAAATGCCAATTCCTGTTACAGATGAAGGTGAATGGGAATACACAATAACCGATTTCAAATATAATTACACGCCTGGTAGTTTTTGGGCAACATCATCTATTGACGACCTCATTAGCCCGCAAGTAAGAATCAATGAAATCGACAAAGCATTATCCTCGAACAGAAAAGACGTTGGAAGACCGTATGTTCTAACTCCAATGGATTTAGTCCTGAAAAGAAAATCTTTAGCCGGTCAGAGTTTTTTACAGCTCGAATATGATGCAATGAGCGCAGGCGGTCTTACTCCTAAAGTTATGAGGGGAACTCCTTATCCACAACAGATTTTAGAGGAACGCAAAATAAACAAAGAAGTTGTTCAGGATGCCGCTGGAGATCCAAAAAACATTCTAAGGGGGCAGTCACCTGGGAGTGGTTCTTCAGGGTATATGGTTGACATACTTCGTGAATCAGCAGAAATGAGCCATACCCCTGATATTGATAGGTTTTACAGGTCTTGGAACAGAGTAAAGAGAAAACAAATCATCTTAGCACAGAAGCTCTACACAGAAACTCGCCTGTTAAAAGTTGCCGGTAAAGGTAATGAAATCATTATTCGTTCATTCAAAGGCTCGGATTTATACAACAACACAGACGTAAGGATGGAGCTTGACAGTGGAATCTCAAGCACAAGAGCTGGACAGAATCAGTTCATAATGAGCTTAATCCAGAATAAATTCTTTGGTGATATTTCTCAAAATCCTAAAATGCAATACGAACTCATGCGACAGTTCGGTATGAGTTGGATGCCGACAGAACGAAGTATTCATGAAGAAACAGCAGAATATGAAAACAGTCTTGTTATTAACGCAACTGAATCTGAAATCATGGTTCAGAACGCACAAGACAACACCTTAATCTATACCATAGAAGGATTGTTCTATTTTGATTTAAGAACGCTAAAAGACGACATGACTATAGACGATATGGAAATCCTTAGCGAAGATCCAACATTCAAATTTCACGACCACAATATTCATTACGAAAGCCATACGAATGTAATTTTAAGTAAAGAGTTTAAAACCTTGTCACCAATAAAAAAGCAAATACTTATTTCGCATACAGATATTCATCGTTGGGAACTTAATGCTATGGCTGAAAGACAGATGCAGCAAGCGATGTTAATGGAAGGAAAATTTAAACAATCACCTACAGAATAAAAAAGGAGTTTTACAATGGCTCTTGTTAATATGAAATTACCCAAGTCTAAAAAAAATAATTGTTCACCAGAAGTATGTCGTTCAGAACCATATCCATATGGACTTGAGTTAAGTCTTGAAAAAGAAGCTATTGATAAACTTAATTTGGATATTAATAGTTTTGTCATTGGTGGAAAAGTCGATATTGTTTGTAGGGCAGAAGTAACTAATTTAAGCCAATCGGTAGCGAAGAAAGATGAAAATCTTAGCATTAGATTGCAAATTACAGACATGAATATGAGCGAATGTAAAAATGAAAATCCTAAAAAACTTAGAGATACTATTAAACTATTAAAGAAATGAATAATAACAGCAATTTCAGACGCTTAAACCAATAACCTCTTAAATTGCAGAAGGAGAAACACAATGGCAGAAGAATTAGAGGGCGCACAGCCGGATACCCTCCCCGGTGAAAAAGAACAGGGGCAAGAATCATTAGAGTCGGACTCCCCTACCGAGAGTTTAGAAGAAAAAGTTTTAAAACAAGCGGCAGAAAAAACAGACGAATCCGCTGCGTCTGAAAAAGGCAAAGAGAAACCGTTACCTTTTGACCAGAATCCAAAATGGAAGAAAGCAAGGGCAGCAGAAGCAAGAGTTGATAAGATAATCGAGAAATATGGTTATGATGATATTGACGAACTTGAAGCAGCTCTTGATGAAGGAAACACCATTTCGGAACTAATTGGTAAAAGGGACGCTAAAAAATTAATCGAGGACTCACAGACACTTGAGAAATACAGGGAATATTGGGAAGAACAAAAGCTTAAAGAACAGGAAGCAGAGGAAACTCCCGATGAACGTGCAGATCGGTTAGCAAAGGAACTAAGATCTCTAAAACAGCAAACCGATGAGAAAGAAAAAACTGCAAAAGAGAAAAAGGCATTAGCCGCAGCTCTTGTTGATTATGAAAATGTGGTTGAGAATATAGTAGGCCAACAGAAATTTTCAAAAGAAGAAGCTGAAATGGCAAGTCTTTTATTGGGAGTTAAAAATCCGTTTAACGTGATTGATATTGAGGATAAACTTGCAGTCAAGAAAATGGCAAAAGAAAATACAGCCAAATTCAAGACCTTTGTTGATAAGATTCGTCAGGAAGCTATCGACGAATACTCAAAAGGCAAGTCTAAATTTATTCCAATTTCTCCAACTGTTCCTCCTGCAAAGGAAAGCGTATCAAAACAAGACCTTCCCAAAGATGCCAGTGTTGACGATGTGTTTAGCAAATTGCAAAAAACACTTATTGAAAACTTGTCAAAAGGCATGGGTTCTTGATTATAGGCTATTAATAATTCGTCTATAAAAAAGAGAGGTTAATCATGGGAACTACAATCAATACAACTGAAATTGCATATCAGCTAAAACAAACATATGGTAAGGAAATTACTGATTTGTTTTCTCGTCATACTATGACGTATAATGAATTTGACAAATCAGATAGAAAGGCTTCTGTCAGACCGGCTGGTGCAGGGTATTATTTTTCTTTGCGTCAGGGTGATGTCGAAGGAGTCGGAGCAAGATGGCAGGGCGCTCTTTTGCCGCAGCCCTTGTCTGGTGACGGTGTCCAGGGAGTCATTACTCCGAAACAAATCTATGCGGTAATTCGTATGGAAGGTCTTGCAATGGAAGCAGGCAACAGTGATATAAATGCGTTTGTAAACGTCCAGTCAGACGCAGTAAAGAACGCATATAACTCACTTATAAACGACATGAACCGTCAGTGTCATGGTGATGGTTTTGGTCTGCTTGGAACGCTTTCTGCTGCGTCTGATACACTATCAACTACCGTAGCGTGGACAGGCACATTCAACAACGACCGTGGTACAAGATACATGAAGAAAGGTATGGTCTGCGACTTTTATGATTCTACGGGTGCAAATATTGATACAACGGCTTCTTCTATAAGAATTCAAAGTATTAATCCAATTACGAAAGTCGTAACCTTTGAGGCTGGTGCTGGTCTTTATAAGGCTTATCATCCTCTTACCACAGCTCAGGGATATACGGAAACTGCCGGAGCTGTTGCTACAGGTTCAATCCTTGTTCGTCAGGGCGCTCGTGCAATATCACACGCCACAACCAACACAGCTTATGAACTGAATGGGTTGAACGCATGTTATGATGATGGTACTCTAATTGCTACTTTTGAAGGCGTTACAGTAGCAAGCGACCCTGAATTTAAAGCCAACATCCTTGGGAATTCAAGCGTAAATCGTGAGCTTTCGATTGATCTTATGCTTGCCGCAATGGATATGACTCAGGCACGTTCAGGCATGAGAGCCGACATAATGAGAATGGGTCTTGGACAGCGCAGAAAATACTTTGCGTTGCTTTCTCCTGATATTAGGTTTGCACCACAGGTTCTAAAAGGTGGTTATGAGAAGCTCGCTTTCTCTCAGGACGCTTCCGTAACAATTACCGTTGACCCTGTAACGCAGCCTAATCGTATCTACTTTGAACCCAAGGGAGCTATTAAGAAATACGAGCT